TTATTATGATCTATCTCATGTTGCAACACTATGGCAGGGATTCCAGAAAAATTGTCTTCTATCTTGGCAAATTTTTTATCGATTGAATTAATAAAAATTTCATATCCTGACACACGAATATCTTTGTATCTAGGGACAATAAACCTTCTAATTGACCCGCTTCCTAATCTCAAACTCAAGCAACCTTCTAAAGATTCTGCCTTTTCTCCATTTCCAACATAATCACAATCTATAAAAGTTCTAAATTGATTTGTGCCATCATTTGTAACAAACAATTTTAATGGAATTCCACATTGAACAGCAGACAATCCATACCCGTTTTTTACAGAACAAAGTATCTGCATGTTAACAGCCGTTTTTATATAAAAATCTATCTCGTTTTCACGAAAAGAAATAATATCTTCTGCTTTGGGTATTTTTTCAGATGAAACTATAACTAAGGGGAAATGCCCTTGAAATAGTTTACCAAAGCATTCTTTTTGGTTGTAAGCCACTTATCAAGCTCCTCTGAATCAACAGCCACCTCTTTAGGTATATTAAGAACTACCTTTTTGGTTCCCGATTCAACTTTTAAATACTTATTAATTAAATTTCTCAATAATTGACTAACTGATATGCCGGATGCTTTTGCATATTCTTTTAGTATGCCTTGATACTCTTGCTCTAAATAAACATTAAATGTTTTAGATTTTTTATTTGAAGGCATTTTAATCCCTATTTCTATTTTTGCTTTTTGGAGGATTGCCAGCTTCTGGAAATAACTCTTTCAGCTTCAACTTAAGAATAGTCGCTTCCTTTTCTCTCTTCTTTCTTCTTGCAAGTATAGAAGGAGATTCATAGTATTCCTTCTTCTTGATTTGCTTCATAATACCAGCCTTATTACATGCTTGTCTGAAAGTACTCATTAAACCTTTAAAATTTCTTTCTCTTTCTTCACGAGAAGCATTAAAAGGAAGATCTCTGGCCTCAACTCTGACATTTGCTTTACGCATCACTAGGACTCCTCAAGAAAAAAACCTTTTTTGTACGGAAGTAATTAAGCTTTGAATGACAAAAGTTTTCTGTATCAAAACTTATTTCTTTTGAATAAGTTGGACTTCCTACATTTTTATTATAGAATAACTTTACTGTATTTGCAATTTTACGAACAAACAGTTTATTCGTATTATACTCTGTTTTTGAAAAATAATTAAACGACGGAACAAAATTATAGAAACCTTTTTGTAAAAATAGCTCAACATCTTCGTACTTTTTAAATGCCATCCATGATGGCTTATCAAAAACACTAACAGTCGGAACCTTGGCAATTCCACCTAAAGCAAAACTATTTGCAAATATGTCAAGATACATTCCGCACAATTTTATCATAACTAGTATTTTTTCAAAATTACTTTCTCTGACTATAACAACATTATCATTTTGAATATTTTTACTTAAATCTAATGTAAAAGAATTTTGAATAACTAGCACCTTGTAATCAATGCCAGCAAGTATTTTAGCCACCTCTTCATGAACCTCTTGATTTTGTTCTATGCATATTTTTTTATTTGTATCCCAATGATATGCATACTTAAATGGTATTATACAAACTTTTTTCTTATCTTCAGAAATTCTTTTTAAAATATTGTCATTTATAATAGACTGGCTTTGTAATTCGAGCGTTTTTATATTTAAAGTTTTAAATTCTTTTACAAATAAATCTTGTAAATTAGTTGTAAAGTATTTTTCATATTTCTGAGGACCTTCTACATTAATAAAATTTTCATTTAAGCTTCTTGTGAGAGAAAACACTCCATCTGAAGTATTTTGAATTCCATTTGTGCTTTTATAAAACATATCTGTTATTTTTTCATCATTAAAAGACCAAACTTCATCCGCATACTTATTAGCAAACTCAAATCCATTCCATGTTATAAATATGTTATAAAATTTATCATTGTATACTATGTTTGGATAAATGGTATTGCAAAACATTAAAATAGAATCTAAGTCACCGTAGCAATATAAAATTCTTATGTTTTGTAATGCCGGAATGGTTTTTGTAGAATTTCTTTTTCTAGAAATCCCCAAATTATTTGTATATCTAGCTAAATAATTTTCGCTATCTAAAAGCATTTTTTACTTTCAATCCCTCTAATAATTTTTTATTATCTATCATATCAATAGTGTCGTTATAGTTTTGTTCAATTAAGAATTCATTTAATGATTTTTCCAAACAATTAAATGTTTTATCATAATCTTCAACAAATTTACAATAATTGCAAAGAAATAATTTACTGGGAGTGTTTTTAAGATTAAATATTTTTAAACGAATGCCCTCTTGGCCATTCCCATAAATCTGATCGGGGCATTCTACTAAAAAAAATTTTGTATTTGCAATCATACTTAAACGTGTTGAAGCAGTCCAAAGCTGAATAGTAAATTCACATAGAGAAATTATTGCCAAAACTTTTTCTAAATCATTTCTATCAGATAGTGATGTTATATCTAAAACAGAAGTATCTGGACAAGCAAGTGATGAATTTTTTTCACCTATCCAAACAGGAACATATCCCATTTTTTTAAGAAGAAATATTAGCCTCTTATAAAAATCAGAATTTAAATTTCTTCCGTAAGCTTCTCTTTTTCTAGCAAAAATTGCAACTGCATTTTTGGGGATTATGCTCTTTGCCCAATCAAGCTTTGATTCTTTTATCTCGGGCAATGGATAAAGTTTTTTATTTAACTCGGACTGATTTGACAAAAGAGATTGCCTTATTTTATTTGATCCGCAAACAGGACAACCTTTTAAATGTCTAGCATACCCAGATTTATGGCGGCAATCTAAACACATATATTCTATTAAATTATTTCCTATAGCATCACTTCTTAAAACAATTCCAATTCTAGAAAAATATGTTTCTAGCTGCCTAAGATTCCACGATTCATAAGACATTGCTCTAGCGGTTTGTCGCAAATGCATAAAACTTTCATCTAGTTCCCAATATTCATGAACAAGATGTTTGTAAAAATATTCTCTACCACACCAACCAACAAATACTATTTTGTAATTAGGATTTTCTTTTATAATATTTGGCAAAACATAATAAGGAAAGAATGTTTCACAGCCAAACTCAACAAATCCAAGAATGTAAATTGCTGGCAGGCTGCTTGATTTGTATATATTTTTGTGTATTTTTAAGTGTGATAGACGGTCCTCACGAACTAAAGGACCGCCATCCAAATTGTTATAAAAATTATAATTAAATAATTTTCTGATCAATTCTTTAATCTCAGCATCTTACAAGAAGTTCCGCATTTTGGACAGCGAAACTCCCTAGGTTTGCCGCAATCAGTACAATGATTTTTAACTTCATATAGATCTTTTAAATCTTCAGAAATGCCTGTTGTTAGCTTATACCACTTGCACTTCATGCAGCGGATATTAAATTTATTTTCCATGTAATATTATAATTAAATTTTAAAATAAATCAACTATAATATTCTCTATCTTTGTATGAACCGCCAAAACTATTGCTAATATCTTCAATTTTTTGACGAACATTTATAAATTGCTTTTGTAGTGATTTGGCTTTTTTCTCATCCAAACCATTTGAATTATTCATCTTTACTTCTAAATCATATAGTTTTAACTTTAGTTTTTCTAATTCAGTAAATGTTTCACTTGCGGCTAAACCAGAAGTAATTTTTGTCTTGTTTTCCTTATCAACCGTATCAGGACCAACAGTATTTGGAGAAACAAAATTTGGAGTATTAGCTAAAATCTTAGCCTTCTTTGCTTCTGTTCCACCTTTGCCGCTTGTTTCTAAGCTTGTTTTTACTCTGGCTTTATGAAGATCGAATGGCTTGTTTCCACTCATATCTCCCAATGGCTTTTCATCCTTCTTGCTTTCATTTGACTTTTTTTTGCCTTCTTTTTTAGCAGCTTCCATTAATATCATGTTTTCATCTGGCATAATCTCTCCGGAGCGAGAAATTACGTCATCCCAGTATTCTGCATCTTTATTATTAATATTTTTAGAAACATCAAAGTGCGTATTTCCAAAGAAATCTTTTGGCTCACGTTTTGGTTGAGTTGCATCGTTAAATATTCCATCGCTCAAAGCCTTATCCCATAAACCACATAGTTTATCAAATTCGTCTTTGCTATTTTCCCATGAATTGGTCATTTTGAACCTCTGTGAGTTACTTCATTATCTATTGTTATGATAATAATTTCTCACAATCTTTAATAGATAAATATTTGAATTGTTTGTACCAACTGTACATTTGACCTTCATAATTAACTTTTCCATCCATAAACATTTTCACCGCATTCTTTGTGTCATTCAAATATTTGCAATAATTAAAAACCTTATTTGAATAAGAAGTTAGATTATAATAAGCAGCAGCTCTCAAAAGAAAAGTTAACAAACTAAATCTTAGAGGGGTTTTCCAAAAAGATGATAAAATAAATAAACTTCCAGTTTTTCTTACTGTCTTATAATATTTTGACTTTTTAGAAACACCAATAAGTTTTTCAATAGAAAAAAGAAAACTTGCAAGCCTATTATTGTTATTTTTCTTATGATTTACAAAAATATGATTGGCTTTTGGATAATCAGCATGAAATATTTCTCTGCAGTCATACCAACAAGGAACACATATCCTTTTTTTAAAATCTTCAGCTATAGAAAATGCTATATTAGGATTCGAATATAATATTGGTATTTCACAAATATCATTCTTGACAAACTCTTTTATTTTCTTCTTCGACAATTTTTTCATCATTTATTATCATATTCATGTTTTGTTCAATTTCTTTATTATTTTTCAACTCTATAGTTGACCAATGTTTATTATCAATTGGCACATTTTCTCTTTTGGTATAAAATTTCATTTCTACCATAAATTCATATCTTCTTGTGTATACATCTTCTACTTTCATTCCATAATGCAAATCAGAACATATTTGAGTAACAAGCCTCGTTGCCCATCGCTCATCCGCATGGCATAGTTTTTGCATTAATTGAATGGCCATTTTAGGACCAAGAGTTTCCGTAGATAAAAGCCTGACTATATCCCGCTTTATTTCGCCATCTTGTAATTCTGCCATGCTTCTAAATGTAGCAAGAATCTCCCCTTCTTTAGGAGAACCGCTTTCTACCGGCCTGAAATGATCGTAAAAATTAGTTTCGTCAATAATTAGATCTTGTATCATTTTAAACCTTTCTAAGTAAACACAACCTTAAATCTTTGTTCCTATCTTTTGGAAGCTTATATTTCTCATGTCTTGGCGGAGAAAAAAACGTATAGCTTGAAAAACCATTGCTCGGAGGTGTAATCTGAATGCTTATTACATTTCCTTCCTTCAACTCATCCTTAAATCTCTGATAATCATCATCCCACATCGTTATTCTTCCAAGTTCAAAATTATCATCCATAACTGTCATACTCAAAAATTGACCTTTGTTACTTTTAAATTTTTTAACTTTTGCTTCAATTATTTGACACATTACTGCCGCCATATTGATTCCATTTTCACACAACACATTAAATTCAGCAAAGTTTTTATGCGGTTTATAGTCTGGAGAAAATCTCAGTGGATTATCCCAAACAAATCCAAAATACGTCTTTTCAGCAAGGCTTACATCTTCTAATAAAGTAATCAACTCTTTATCTTCAATTAAAATTTTAGATTCATCAAATTCAGCCAAAGTTGGTGCTTGCAATGCACTAGCAATGTTTCTAGCAGAAGAAGCTGCTGCTTTCTTTCGAATATCATCAATCTTAATAGACAAACTTTTATCAATTAATAACATTTCATTTACAAGATCAATGTCAATTTTTTCTATTTTTCTAAAATTGACTGGTAAAATATCCTGAACTTGTTGAATAAACTTACCATAACTTATTTCAAACCGTTTCTTTTTATCTTTTTGCTTTTTAACAAATTCAGAATAATGCATCCAAAACTTGTAAAGAATCAAATTAGATGCTTCTTTAAAAATACCCAAAGGTATTAAAGCTCTCAATACATTTGCCTCTGTGCCAAATCTGGCAAGAAAATCTTCAAATCCAGCATAAGGCTGCATCTCGACTATTTTCTTAGCCTTTTCTTCGCCAATTCCTTTTATATTCCCAAATCCAATATAAATTTCATTTTCATAAATGGAAAATGTTTCCTTGCTTAAATTTAAATCAAGCTTTTTAACTCTCACTCCATGATTTTCAGCCTCTGTAATATATTCCCTTATTTTTTCATCGTCTTGCTCACACATTAAAGTCGCAGCATAAAACTCCAATGGATAATGCGCCTTCAAATAAAGCTGTTTTGCAGATATATAACTATAGCTGGTCGCATGCGAAAGATTGAAGCCGTACCCACAAAAACTTTCAACATGCTCCCAATATTTTTCTACTTCTTCTTTGGATTTACCCAAAGTAACTTGTCCATTTTCAACAAATTTATCTTTATATTTTTCAAATCCTTCTTTTTTCTTTTTTGAAATAGCTTTAATAACTTGGTAACAATCCCTTAAAGGAATCTTGCCAACAATACTAAGTATCTGCATAACCTGTTCTTGATAAATCATAACTGCGTATGTCTTTCTCAAAACATCTTCAAGAATTTCAGGTATTTCATATTCTTGCTTTCCCCTTTTCCTAAGACAGTAAGTATCATCCATACCCATCTGTAAAGTTGATGGTCTGTAAAGGCTTACATATGCAACCAAATCATCAAACGATTCTATGCCACCCTTCCTAACAAGCTTTCTGATTCCATCTGAATCGTATTGAAATACACATCGCAAATCTCCACGATTTGCCATTTCCAAACTTGTAGGGTCGTTTAAATAAGATAAATCACTCCAGTCCCATTGGTTTGGAGCAGCACAAATATTTTTCAAAGAGTGTCTTTCTTTAACCAGTTTAACAGTTAAGCATATTTGCCACAAACTCTTTACCACGAGTAAATCAAACTTAATGAGACCAACTGGACCCAGGTCTTGCCCATGCAAGCCTTCTACCCATGCAGAAACAGCCTCTCCTTCAGATCCTTTTACCAATGGCACAAACTTATCAATTGCTTGATTGCAAAGGATTAGACCACCAGCATGTTTTCCCATGCTCCTGTTTCTATGTAAAAGCTTCTGAGTAGCAATAGCTACTTCTGGATACTTTTCACAATATTCTTTCAATTCTGGATAAAGACGTAAGGCACTTTCATAGGTAAGCAAATCGCCTTCATCATCTTTCATCCTAAGATTTGTAGTAATATTCAATATTTCATTTCTATCAAGCCCATGAACTCTTGCCATATCAATTAAAGTGCTTTTTAATCCAAAAGTACCATAATTACCAATATTGCATACTTTATCAGCACCAAAAGTTTTAGGTGCCCATTCGTTCTTCAAGTAATCTCTAACAATTGGAAGGTAGTCAACATCTACATCTGGAAATTCCCCCATCTTAGTAGAAGGATCAATATCTAGATCCACAATATCACAAATGCCTAATATAACAGGAATTAAAAGATTATTCTTATTATCATGCTTTTCATTATTCTTATACATCCCAATAAAATATTCAGACATATCTTGAACATCTATTTCTATTAATTCCCACTTTAATCTAGCAGCAAAATTAAAATGTGTATAATAAGAACAATATTTGGCTTTTTCTTGAATAATATTCTTAAGATGATCCATAGACATTTAAAAAAACTCCGCAAACCATAAATAAACTAGAGGTGAACAATGGTCCGTAAAACATTCCTAGAATACTTAAATGGTAAGGGAAAAACAATAGAAAAAGCCGTAGATATAGAAGATTTGAAGCAAGAAAAGCCTCCTGCGGCTCCAGAAAACTATGAAGATGCCGTGGTTAAATTCCCAGCTCAAATCAAAACAAAACCAAATGATTATACTGCAAAACAAACAAAGGTAAAAGATAACGAAGGTCTTGGCGACTTAGGAACACCAAATGTTAAATTCGACGCTAAATCACCAGTTGTAGACAAGGTAACAGAAATAAAAGAACATTGCGGCTGCGAAAAGAAAAAAGCCCCTTTTGTAGTTGCATACAGTAGCGGCTCTTACCATCCAGATCCAATACAAGCAATAAAATATATTGTATATTTAACAAATGAAAACGATAATCTTTTAAGTGCTCTAATGAAAGAAGCAAAAGATACTGGCTGCTTAAACAAGTATGCTAATTGGATAGACAGGCACTATCACAAAAAGTGGAAGTCCGTTATTTAATACATTCTAAACCAAAACTTATTTGAGAAACCCTATATGATTCGGCAACATTTAGGGTTTCTTTTATTTTTTCTCTTATTTTAGAATAATAACAAATTCCTTTTTCTATCCTTTGTTCATCAGACAATTCAGAATTGCCATATACTGTTGAAAGCCAACAAAATGACAATCCAATTTTTAATTTATTTTTATTATATTCTTCAAAAACATATTTTTTTATTTGATCATCTGATATGCTTGACTGCCTTGTTAATTCTTCAATATTAACAGACTTAGCAATAGAAATAACGTCTTCTAATGTTAATGTTAAATTAACTAAATTTTTTTGTTCTTTTTCAATATGATATAATCCATCAGCAACATCCTCAAAAAAATGAGAATATTCTTTTCCAGTTCTATAGGAATGGCTAACTCTCGTGCTCATGTTAAAAATCCTCGTCTAGAGAAAATGTTGGAGTACTCTCCCCAACATAAGCTCCTATGATGTTGTATTCAAAATATTCTACAGCATCATCATAGTCCATATCAGCCATTAAATTTTGCAATACAATTTTTGTGCTGTAAATAACAGAAAATGTATTAAATTTTCTGCCTAGTCCTATTATTGCATTGTCATGACCATCACAAAAACAAAGTTCAACTTCGTTTTCTTTAGCAAAGTCTTCAAATTTCTGACGCATTTAACGCCTCATCAAGGAGAATTTGGAAGCATCTCTACAACAGGTGGAACCGTGCTTTTTTCTCTGAACCACTTTGTTATGATGTTTTTTACACCTTTTATGACTGGCTTTCCAGCGTGTTTTGTAAAAGGATTCCCTTGTTTATTTTGATAAAGATTATTCCAAACTATAGCCTTGCCTTTCTTGGGCTTAAAACTATATCCTAATTCAGTAAATTCTGTTTCCCCGCCCTCTTCAACATCATTCAGATAAATCATCAAAGTCCAAGTCCTTTGCCCCGAAGTAAGATGGACCTGATTATAATCCAAACTCGAATCAAACCAATCCGTATGTTCTTTAAATTCTTGCCCGGGCAAATATCTTTGAGCCTGAACTTCCTCTCCTTGCTCTATTGAGATATTCATAAATTTATGAATCATGTCATTTATTTGTCTAATATATGGACTAGAATTCTTATCTAAATGAGATGTTGATGATGTTCTTACATAAGCAATATCTTCTTTTGGATTTGTAACAGTAGATGGAGTAAGATTCGACGACATAATTTCTATAATTGTATCACAATCTGTTTTTCCAATAAAATCATCAACTTCGTATATTTCTGCCTTATGAGTTTCAACCCTATGAACTCTAGGATTATCAGACAAAGTTTTATAAAGATTTGTTACATAAATTTCATTGCCTTCTTCTTCAAACTTCTTTTGTCTATTTTTTCTTAAATTATTCATTTTCTTTAAAGGAGAATAATTAAGTTCTTTGGATATTAAATCCCAATCAAATTCTGAATTTAAAAGAATTGTAAACAAATCTTCTTTATTTTTTGTTTGCTTTACATAAGTCCAAAGCCACCATTTCCAATCATCATCAAAAGATTTTTTTAGCATGTTGTATTCTCCAATGAAAAAAAGATTGCAAAACTTTTTGGTTATCGTCGCACACCAATGGATCTCTCCAATGTTCCATTTTTGTGCCTAAAATTAAAGCCCCATCGCCAACACCTGTTTCAAATTCTCTAACTACACCATCTATGCATCTTACATAAAGAGGCCAAGGCTTGTTTATATCGTTATAAGTACAAACAGTAAGAGTCAAATCCAATCCTTCTCTATCAATATGTTTTTCTAACCGACCTCCATTTCTGTAAATTCTAGAATAAGAATTTTCTACTGCTATATTTGTATATCCAGTTTTTTCCATTATAATCGGAGTTAGTTCTCTTAAAATAACTTCATATTCTGGCAAACATCCTATTCCATATGAGTTGCCATAATGAGCATTGTTAACTCCTTCGTAATTTACAGACCCTTTATCATAAGCATCCATTAAAACTTTAGATAATAATTCACATCTTTCTTTATCAAACAAATCTTTAAAAAATACATGCATAAATACACCTCTAAATATTATAGGGTGCTAATTAGGTGAACTTCAATTTAATTTGCTTGCCACCTCTAGCTTCGCTAAGAAATCTTGAAAAAAGTAAACCGTGTTTTATTGGATCTACATCAGTAACACCAAGAAGATACAAAATCAAACTACCAGCTCCAGATCCCCTTCCAGGCCCGACAGCCTCTCTGCCATCGCCCCAGCCCAACAACTCAGGACATACTCTTCGTGCTTCATCCGTCATTTTCTTTTGAACAAGAAAATAACTGGCAAATCCTTTTCTTGTAATAATATCAAATTCTTCGCTCACCCTTCTTCCGTATTCTCCTTTGGTGCTAAGATTTCTAAACTTAAATCCATCACCTATAGCTTGAGCCAAAGCTCTTTTTTCATCATCTTGAATAGGGAATTTTATGCTTCGATCAATCTCAACACCTTTTGCCATTTCACATATTTTTACAGTAGTAGCTTTTGCTTCTTCAAATATTTCCAAAGGAATAATATCAGTGTATTTCTCTTGCCAAAATTCATTCAATTCCTCTTCTGTCTTCATCCATAAATTTGTATCCTGTAATTCAAATAAATCTTGCATCTCATTTTCTGCAATCATTTTATTGATTTCAGGAATGGTTCTCTTGGTTTGAATCATCAACATAAGACGCTGATAATGAGAATCTTCTTTCTTGCAATAATGAACATCTTGTGATAATATTATCGGCAACTTATACTTATCTTTCATACTTATAATGAATTGATCATATGGTTTCTGCTTTTTAAAATCTAACATCATTATTTCAAGGTAAAATTGACCTTGAAACATGTTCATATATCGGACCAGTACTTCCTCTGCTGCTTCTGGTCCCTTTTTATCAAAAGCCCTTCCTATCTCACTTGCATAACAACAAGAAGTAAAAATAATTCCTTCTTTGTGCTTTTGAAGCATCTCATAATTAACTCTTGGCTTACTATAAAATCCATTTAGAAAGCCCCACGATGAAAGCTGTACAAGATTAGAATATCCTTGCTGTGTTGTGGCTATGGCCAGCAAGTGACTTCCTTTTATCTTAAATTCACTAAGCTCTTCTGGACCTAGTTGTGCAATAAAATTATCCCTAGCCTCCTCCGTAGGAGTGGCTTCACTATGCATTCTGTTTACATAAAGCTCTATAGCAAATATGGGATTCAGCTTACCCTTGCCATGCTTATCATTTATTTCATCACATGCTTTAATCTGTCTGGGAACGGCCCCCATCATTCCATGATCAGACACACAGAAATATTGTCCATGATGATGCCAATGTTCAGAATATTCTTCACACTGACCAAATCCGTCCAGGAGGGAGTAATCGGTGTGTAAATGAAGATGCTCAAACCCAACATTTCGCATAAAAATTCCTCTTCGAAAGAAAGTATACGAAAAAATTAGGCTGAATCTAGTCCGAATCTTCCGAGTCTTCGACCGGAGTTGGAACATCATTGGTTGGAAGAGGTGGTACAAAACAGTACAAAACTAAAGCAAAAATTAAAAAATAAAATAAAATACTCATGATATAATAACTCCAAAATTATTTTTATACTGTTGTCTGCTCATAGGCACAACTTCTTGATTTTCGCAAACATATATTTCTTCTTCTTCATTTTCATTTCTTGTTGCCAACATAACCGTCTTGCCAGATACGAATCTCAAAGAAGCCAATGTTTCAACAAGATACGGCTTGTGTAAAACCCTGCCATCCCATTTGTGTTCTAAAAGCATAATGCCTTTATTCAAATGGTTGGGGTCAACCAATCTAATATCTGGAAGCCCTCTATTAACATATTTTTTAATTAGCTTCTTTTTAACTTCTCTGTGATCTCTAGATTTAATTACATATTCCCCGTTTGGATGTTTTTCCCAATCAAAAAATTGATATTTGTCACAAAATTCTTGAGTAAAAAATTCATTAATCAAATTAATATCATTGTAGTGCTTTACAACCTCAAATACCTTCTCTTTTCCCAAGCCCAGATTTAGGTCCCAGTTTTCTTTTCTCTTCCAGTCTGTACAATCTTCATACTCTGAACCAAATCTTCCCTTGTTCCATCTTTCTTCAATGTCTGATAATAAACAAAACCCAATCTTGTATGGATTTGTAGAATATTTTCCACCCAATACTCCCATCTTATGAATTGAATAATCAACAATTCCATCATCATATTTTTCTTGTCCCAAAGCACATAGTCCCTGTTTTGCTATTAAATGATAATCTGTCCAGCTAGCCAGTCCTTCGTTTAAAGTCTTAGTCATTCCCTGTGGCGCAAAATACAAAGCTTCATCATACAACATGCTCATGATATCTGATTGCCAAGGTTTCAAATTACAATTATCTTTAATCCAGCCATAAATATCTCTCTCTGGATCTTGTAGAATGCCAAGCCCTTCAATTTTTTCTTGCTTTTCGATACCATCTCTTTGAGATTCTATATATTCTTTAGAATTAATCCAAGTATCCATATACATGCTGTCCTTGTCTATCTTAATTCTTTTGGGATAGCGATATTTCCTTGAATCCCTAATTATTGGGTCTTTTATCTGTCTGGCATCCCATGCTTTAGTAGGATCTATAAGTGTTTCAATTCTTAACAAATGATCAATAAATTCTCCAACTCTTTCCTTGCCCCAGCGAGACATGTACCTTCTAATTCTGCTTGCATGATTTGCCAACTCGTTAAGCATATTCGTATTAGTATGCTTAAAATAAATATTGTTCTTAAAAAAATGATTATGACCAGTTGCATGTGCAATAACTGTGACATTGTCTAGAAGTGTGTTACTGTTAAGACAATATATGTAACAAGGCGAGCAATTAATTACTAATTCATATATTCTATGTTGTCCATACATATATCCACGTTGAAGTTCTTCATATTCCATGCCCCAGCGCCAATGTGGATAGCGGTTGGGGAACCCGCCGTAAGCTGCTATTTCTGACATCTCGTCATAAGTAAGCATTTCAACTACAGTTGGATAGAAATCTAAGCCAAAGTCTCTGCAATCTTGTAAAATTTTTGGTATTAAAACAGCTAATTCTTTTGGCATGTGAGTGCCAGGAGTAGTTGCACTTCCATGCAACAAAGAAGACCCGTACATAAATTTCTCTGTCATATCAACCTCAACTAATTTTTGTTTTGCCTAACAAATCTTTAACCGCTTTAAGAACAGCTTCGTTTCTTCCTTCATTCATAGTGTCAGAATTTGAAGGAATTTCTGCTGTTTTTACATTTTCGCCAAGCACATCTGCCTTTTGTGCCTTTATTACATTTTCTAAAACAGAGTTTCTATAGTCGTATGCGTAAATTTGAGTTATTCCAACAAAATTAACTAAGTTCGGAGGAAAATCTTTTTTTAATGTTTGAATAAACTCTGAATTGTCGCTTTCATAATTTTCTCCATCTGTAAAATAAAAAACATATATATTCCACTTGTTGGGAGGGAATCGATTTTCAAACTGCTTTGAAATTAATTTAAGAGCAGAGGAGCATGTTGTGCCACCACCGAATCTATACTTATAAAATTTTTGTTCATCAACTTCTTGTGCAACAGTATCATGCCAAACAAACATTCTTTCTACACGCTTATAAAATCTTTTAATCCAAACATCAATCCACCAAGCCATGTCTGAAACAATTTCACATTTTGCCGCATCCATACTAGCGGAGCCATCTCTTGCATATATTATGCAAGCATTAGTTGACGGATATCGTATTTCTTTGTACTGACGGTATCTTTTATCGCTATTGATTGGAGTAATTAGTTTAACGGGGTCTTTGTATCCAGGAACAAAATGCAGCTTGTTTATTTCGTCCGTACTGCACATTCTTTTTAAAGCGGTTAACATTGTTCTTCTAGTATGCCTTAAGCTTTCTGGACCAACTAGTGAAATATTATTATATTTTATTTTTACATCTTCGAAAACATTATCTTGTTTTGGTTGTAAATCGGGTAATTCTAATTCATCTTGAAGGAACTTTAAAACATCTTCTAGTTCAAGATTAATCATTATTCCTTCTGATTCTTCTTGACCAGCTTGATTTCCTTTCCCTCCTGGTTGTTTTTTATCTCTTCCAATAACGTCGCCAGGGTTTCCGTCTCCTCTGCCGACCCCGGAGTTGTTCTCTCCATAGACGATATGAGGAATATCAATTTTCGGAATACTAATAGAAATTTTGCCATTTTTACCTCGGCTTCTAAATATAGAGCCGGACTTAACAAACTTCTTAAGAGCTTTCCGGATCTTGCCAGAGACTACATCTCTGAATTCTTTGTGATCTTCGCCAATTTTTCTAGGCATACCAGCCCCTTTTCTTAATATTCAAAAAAATTTACATTTTCTACAAGAATCACATTTTCTGTGTTTGAAAAAATTTTAATTCCATTAATTGTAGCAACTGAATCTATATGGCTTAAAACAAAATTTTCAGTTTTTTTACTTTTAAATATCAAATGATATAACGTAAGTATCCTGCTTCTTTTCATAAATTGGGGTGACCAAATTTAAATAAAAAAGAAGCAGGATATCCATAAAACTAACTCACTTAGCGGGCAAATTTAGATTGATCTCAAATCCTTCATCAGTCCTTACAGGAACATTTAAAGTTAGATTTAGGAAAGTTTTTTTCAAGTTGTCTGGCAAACTATTCAAAAACTCACCGATAGTAGCATCAGATGCCCATGCATTCATAAGATGCTCGTCCAAATCATCAATCAATTGAAGATTTTTAACATTTGTAAGCCACTTGTTCTTAAGATTCGTAACCATGTTCAGATCTCCTAATCTTGGTCAGCCAAATCACCTCGGGCGAATATTGAGCCAACATAATCCAACACATCTCTTGCAGATTGTTGGTTGTAGCCCAAAGACTTCATCCTTTCAATTATAGCATCAATTTTCTCTTGATGCTTATCATCTACAACAGTAGCGCCGCTAACATGCAAACTGGAAAGCTTAATATGATCCTTTGTATCTTCAAATAATTTAGCTTCAAACGCTTTCTTTAACAAAGCATTAGAATCCCAGCGAAATTGCTTCTTTTTATGGCTTAACTCACCAATAAAAGCTGCGATCATTCGCCTAAAATCATCAACACCATTTTCTGGAACATCAATCTTAGATTCAATATTTCTCATGAATCTTTCATCTGGACTTTCTTCTCTACCAGTATAAGGATTCTTAACCTTAGATTTGTTAATGTATGCCATTATATTATCAATATAATTGGCACACAACCTTACAACGGCATCCTCATCACCAATCAAAGCCTTTTGAACCTCCGCCTTAAGAATATCATCTAACTTATTCTTGGCAAAAATAACACAATCTGCGTATCTCTTTGCTTGGTCCTTATTAGTAATCAAACTATGATTATCCAATCCATCTTGCAAAGCATTTAAAACCATAAATGGATTTATGTAATCATGTCTATCTGATAGACAATTTGCAATCTTATCTTGCACATATCTTGCACTAACTCCTCCATTCATTCCTTCATTTGGAAACTTGTCACGAAGTTCCTTAACACTGTCTTCAGTCCATCCCGGCAACATCTTGTCATTATAAAGCTCGGCCTTTTCAACCAAAGAAAGCTTTCCGTCCTTGTCATCTTCCAATCTTGTAAGAATTGCCCAAAGAGATGCAATTTCTAATGTGTGAGGAGCAACATGCTGCTTTACTCTATCTGAGCCGTAATCTTGCTCTAAGACTTTCAATTCATCTGTCCATTTTAATAGGTATGGAACATCAATCTTAACAGTTCTATCTCGCAAGGCTTCCATGAATGGATTGTTCTTAAGTTTCTCAAATTCAGGTTGATTGGTGTGACCAATAATAGCCATATCAACTTGAATCTGACTAAATTTCTTTGGCTTAATAGACTTTTCTTGAGATGCTCCAAGCAAGTCGTATAAGAAGGCTTGCTCAAGCTTCAACATTTCAATAAATTCGACAACACCACGGTTGCCGATGCAAAGCTCTCCATCAAAAGAGAATGCTCTAGGGTCTGAATCAGAACCAAATTGACTAATCTTAGAGAAGTTAATATCACCTGTTAATTCAGTGCTATCTTGATTCTTCTCATCTTTAGGTTGAAATGTAGCAATTCCAACTCTGTCAGATTCGCTATGAACCATTCTTACAACACGAATATGATTTTCAATAACCTTTTCCCAGTCTCCATTATACTTTTTAAGCAAGCTCTTCATAAAAAACTTGCATCTTGGATCTAACTCACCTTCAACATTTAATGAATACAAAGTAGGCAAGCTACTTTCTTCAGCTTGTTCCCTGTGAACCTTATTTAGTTCTTTTAAAACACCTTGTCGCATTTCCAATGGAAGCAAACGAAGAGGTTCTTCGTGCATAGGACACATATCTGTTTCAGAAACATAAAGACCATCTGCGCCGGTTGGTAGATTTACCCATTTAAAAGAATACCACGCACCATCATCAGTACGACTGTACTTTTCCAAACCCTTCTTCAACAATCTACAAATCGTACTCTTGGAACTACCAACCGGCCCGTGTAGAAGCAAAATTCTCTTTTCAGTACCATAAAAACCCGCAGCACCCTTAATGTGCTTAACAAATCTATCAAGAGTTTCTTCCAATCCAAAAATTGGTATAGACAAATCGTCAAAAAACTTATAATGTGTTATTATTTTTCTATATTTTTCAACTTCATAAGAACCACAAGAAACAATCATATCATACAATCTTTGATATGATGTTCTAACAAGCTTTGGATTTTTATAAATTTTTTCCAAATACTCATCAAAGCTAATTTCTTCGTTTATTACTGTAAATTCTTCTTTATTGTAATTCTTTCCAATTTCACTAAGCTTGCTCATTAAACTTCTCCAATCTTTGAATTATTCAACTTCTCCAAAGTGCTCGCCGCCACTTATGTCATCTATACTATTATACGGACTAGAACCAACATGAGATTCCTTTTCGGCTTCTCTTCTTAGATTCTGAGCCTGCTCTAAATTATATCCAGCACGATAGTCAAAGTTATCAAACTTACTTGTATCTTTAGGATTTGTAAACTTAATTGCTGCAGCAGTTACGCCTAACTTTTTTCTTTTTGATTTACATTGAGTACAGGAAACTTGTTTGTATTTCCCAGTTGGATCAAATGATTCTAAACTTTCATAATAATGATTGCAGTTGGTGCAAGTAAAAACATAGACAGGCATAAGCTATCTCCAAAAAAAAATTAACCGGAGGATTTCTCTCTCCGGTTAATAAAGTTAGAAAAATTATTTTTTTATTTCTTATCAACAATTTTTTTCAAACTTCTATATGTTCTAGCAATAATATCAATTTTACTTTTTGCACTTCTAAAACACCAAATCCAATCTTTACTCGCCAAAGATATTGCATCATTTAAAATCTTTTCGTCTACATCCATTTTCAAAAGATCTGTTTGTTCCTGCTGTGCTGCAAACAACTCATCTCTGAAGTTTATTTCTTCGCTGCTGCCGTCGTCGTCTTTCTTGAAGAAATCGTCTTCACCAAAATCAAAGCGCTTTGACATAATAAACCTCCTATATATTACTAAAAATCCTTTCTTACACACATTTCATTCATACTAAACACTTTATTTATATATAAAACAAAATTAATACAAACTAGCAAAAAATAAATATTTGGTATCTATTTAAACTAATTAATTAATATTATTTTAATTATACTGTTTCTTGTTGTTCAAACTCGTCTTCATGAACATGAGAATCTCTATAATATTTTTCAATTGCTTTTATAAATTCCTGAACACCCTTCTTAATAGTTTCAGATCTGGCTTTGATTTGTTTCTTATCGCCACGCCATAAAGCAAGATAATTTGGAGCTGTAGTTGGATTGAAGCCAAAAAAGTTTAATACAATTGATGCTATTGATTCAGCTTCAAGTTCTCCAATTTGATATTCCTCTTTAGTTCTATAAGATTTTCTCTCGGGACCAAAATGTAAAAATTTATGTGCTAGCTCATGAATTAAGACCGATGCTTTATTAATACCATCAAAAGTATTATTTATTACTACTTTGTCTTTAGTTGCAAATCCACCAGTCTTTATATCCATGCCTTCAAAAGTTACAGGAATTCCTTTTTCGCTTGCATAATTTAATAAGGCTGCAACAATTCCTTTTAATTCCTCAACTGGCTCATTCTTATCTGTTCTATAAGATACTGGATCATATGCTTTTGCACCTGGAATAGCTTCTGTATCTTGAATGTCGTAAACATAACCAATCTTGTATCCATAAACAGTTGCTGCGCCTCTTTGTTTATCTCTGAGTTCGATTTCTTCCCACGGTTCAATTTGTGGGTCTTTTAATCTTTCTTCTTCTTCTTGTGAAAGTTTTATAGCTTCTTCTTTTTTAACTATTGGAATAAAGATTGCAATCTTATTCTTATCAGCACCTTGCTTAAGTCTTCTGCCAAGCTTTTGCCACTTGGTAACGCTTTGAACATCTGTAGCTTTAGGATTTTGGATAAATATTAGCCATTGGTTTCTTGGAGAATATTGATAAAGCTTTGCTGCAATAGCCAAAAAGTCCTTAACCAACTGACTCTTTTTCGCTTCGTCTGTCATTGTGCCAATATCATCGATAAGCTTTTCTAACATTTCATCAAGCTTTTCATACTGCTGATTTTTGCTCATTTTAGCAATTTTTTCAATGTCATCTTTTATTTGTTCGTCAGTCGTTTTTTCTTGTGCTTCTTGGGGCAGCATCTGCTCCCTTGGCATATCGAATGGATCAAAACTAATTCCTTTCTTTTCCAAACTAACCTTTAAATCTGGCTTCATGCTTTTGTATTTCCATCTAGGTATGCTCCATGTTTTTGTCGGCATATAAAATTGAAATCCAGCACTCTTCAAATCATCTTTCACAGGAAATGTATTTCCGGCTACAACCATAAAATCCTGATCTGACTGATCTGGCTTTCTTGGATTCTTCTGCAAGAATGTATGTGGCGCACCACCAACTGCCATTTCCGAAAACAATAGCCATTCAGCAAAAGAAATATCAACAAACATCTTACTTTCCTTTTTTACTTTTAAAATCATGTATGCTTCCCATATAAGGCTTTCTGCTTGTGTGCAAAGCTTTTCTAATATGAGAACTCATTGTTTTCATTCTATCTCCACCATGATTATTCCATTTATGCTCATCCATTTTTATAAATTCTTTGAAGGTCATTAAACTTGTTTCCCTTCACCTGTAGCGCCAACAGCTAAAGCCAATTGGTTTGCCAAAGTGTCTTTTTTATTGCCTGTCATCACTTTGCCAATATTTTTAGCCAACAAAAGTTTGTATGCAGGACTATTAGGATCGTTTTTTTGTGTAGCAGAAGTGTTGGTAGTAGCTGGGGCTGTACCAGTAGCAGGCTGCTGCCCCGGCGCTGCCAATTCGTGTAGCCGTTCTTCCATCCAAATAGAGAATTTTTTCATAGTAAGTTATTTACTATGAATTTTTTATTTTTTTTATAATATCCGTTGTAGAGATGCCTTTGATCATAGGAGCAAGCTTTATTTCCTTGATAAAGCTACTACCAACCACTTCTTTATTTTCGTATTCAGTACCTTTTACTAGAACATCTGGCATTATTTTCCTAAGAACATTTTCTGGTGTGTTTTCATCAAAAACAACAACAAAATCAACCATGTCCAGACTCTTTATCATCTGTAGTCTATTGTGAAGTGGCAAAATAGGTCTGGAGTCACCTTTCAATTTTGCCACGCTATCATCAGAATTAATCAATACTACTAAACGATCTCCCTGTTGCTTTGCATACCTAAGACTTTGCAAATGGCCAGCATGAACCAAATCAAAACAACCATTTGTAGCAACTAATTTAAAATTTCTGTTTTGTAAAATCTGCGGGGCTGTGACATGTTTAATTCCAGCATGAATCAATAATTCGCCGGGACTTATAGGCTTGTTAAAATTCCTCTTAACATACAATGAACCGGCAACATAAGCTATCTTTGCAGCATCCTCCAACTTGAATCCTCGACATGCTGCCATCGATAAAAATGCTGCAAAACAATCTCCTGCCCCTACCAAACTTTCTGGATTTACAGATAAGTCTTTTGGATTGTATTCAAAATAATCTTCATCTTTTCCTACTATTCCATTTCCACCTTGTGTAATTACAACATGCTTGCATCTTATTGAATCAATAAAATATTCAATTTGATCTTTCCAGTTCTTTTTTTCTGATAAATACCTAGCCTCTATGCTGTTTGGCTTAAAATAAGTGCAATCTTGCCAAAAGTCTATTTCAGAATTTTTAGGATCTACCAAAGAAGGAGCTTGATTAAAAAATTTCCTAAACCAAGGATAACTAAACAAACCTTTTGAATAATCAGAAAAAATATTGAAATCACTATCAGGAATAATTAAATCCATCAAATATTTTTTAATATCATCTAAACCAAAATTTTCTTTTTCAATATCCCACCTTACCAAAGGAATTCCTTCAGAATATATTCTTCTCTTCGTGGGAATCTGCATATTGTCTATTATTTTTGAATATTTTGTACTAACATCATTCGATTCAAATACTACTTTCGCCAAATTCGTAATTAAAGAAACCAACTCGACATTAACATTAAAATATTTTAATTGAGCCGCAACATTAGCGGCTCCACCAGGCAAAAGGCCATTAGATGCCACTTCAGAATTCGATTTATATACAGGAATAGGAAATTCCGGGCTTATTCTTTTAACTTCAACATTGTGATATTCATCAAACATTGAATCGCCAATAACATTAATTTTAATATTAGATTCTGAATCTTTGGCTAAAAAGTCAATAAGTAATTCGTCCATATAAATAAAAAGAGCGTGTAATTCCGAAAAATTACACGCTCTGAGAGCAGGAGAAAAACATGGCAAGCAATTATTTCGCTTCCCAAATTCAATATAGTATTCAGTAGGAAAAAATTCCAATTGTATACATACAATTAGTAAGGAGAGCCCTATGAAAAATATATTATCTATAGCCTTATTATTTCTACTTTCAAATTTTGCTTTATCCCAATCACAAAAATTAAATGCTGTGCCGGGATTAGAATTGACTCCAGATATAAAAGTTTTACCAAATACAAAACAAATAGTTGTAAATGCTAGAACAGAAGGTAATGTAAAATGGCTGGTAATTTCAAATAAACCATGTCTATACAAAGAAGATTCAACAAAAAAAACTTTAACATTTAATAATGTTGAAGACATATCAATTATTAATGTTTTTGCTATAGCAAATACAAAAAATGGATTAACAGATTTTGCAAATACAAAAATAACAGTAGAAGGAGCAAAAGCCCCAGAAAAACCATCAGATAAATATTCTGTTACAATTTATGTAAATTACAATTCTTTAACCACAGAACAAAACAAAATAATAAATGTTCCATATACAGATTTTGGCGGCAAATATAACAGTATAACATTTAAAACTATTGATATAGCTTCTTTATCAGATGATCAATATAAAGATGCTTCTAAGAATTTTCCACAAGGAATGCTTATTGTAAAAGATACTAAAAATAACAATGTATATTTTGGCAACATTCCAAAAGATTTAAAATTATTCACAGACATATTGGACAACTTACAACCGAAAGGCAATTAATCATGTCAAACAATGAAACACAATCACTAGGTATATTAGAAGCCCAATCATTTGGTCTTTCACCATCTGATGTTGGAGAATTATTAAATAAATATGGCCCAACAGTACTAAGTATTGTTTCTTCGGCTTTAAAAAATGGATTTAGCCTTCCATTTGTAATGGAATGCCTGCGTTTATTTGGCCCTACAGTTCTAGACTTTATTGTATCCTTGTGGAAAACAAAAGAAGAAAAACCAAAAGGACTTGTCGGAGAACAACAAGAACCATTTTCAGAACTAGGAAATGTTATACAATCAGACCCCGAAATAGCAACTCTATTCAAAGATTTAGACATAAAAGGTCTTAATCCAAAACTTATAAGTGTTATATTTGAAAAGCTGTTACCATTTCTTATTCAAAAATATGGACCTCAACTTTTAGATGCTGTTATAAAAGCCATAGAAGAATGGACATCTAAAGAACAAACCAAAGAATCAGTAAAACTATAAGGAGAAAAAATGTTCTTACAATTATTCGCTTCGTTTTTAATTTCTGGACAAGACATATCTCTGCCAGAAACAGTCAAGGGAGAGCCCTCTGTATTCATTCCAATTACCGCCGTAACAAAAGGCGAAATTGTACAATTCGTCCCATTAGACGCAGGACTATCTGTTTTCCCATCAAATCTACTAACAGATAGAAAAACTACTGTTGTTGTAGCATCAAAACCAGGAAAATACAGAGTTCTGGCTTATACCTCTATTGATAACAAACCAAGTAATCCCGCCATCACAACACTCGTTGTCGGAAACCCCGGTCCAGATCCATTGCCACCCAATCCTGTGCCGCCAACTCCTCCCGGTCCCATGCCGCCAAATCCTGTTCCGCCAACACCTCCTGACCAGCAATTCAATGAAGCTGTTCAAAGTATGTACGGTGGATTACAAGAACAAGACAAGTCGGCTTCTGTAAAAAAGTTAATAAGCATCTACTCTTTTGCCCTAAAGGAAGTAGATAATCCTAATTACAAAACACAAGGAGATCTATTTGCTACTGTAAAAACATTCTCAAATAGAAATCTTCAATCTGGAAAAATTGACTCTATTAGAGAAATGTGCGCCGATAAATCAGACGCTGAAATCGGAACCGATAGCAACACTTCTTTAACACCAGAAGTCAGAACAAAAATTAAAGCTAACTTCAATAAAATACTAACCGCTCTAGGAGGCATCAATGTCTAATGAACATTATTTAACATATATGACTAATCTAGCCAATGAAGGCTTTGATTCCTCAGTTACTTATGTGCCAGATGGCGTTGAATTCGGGTGGGTTGATGACCCAGTAGCTGTTACCGCCATAGTCGATACTCTACCTATCAAAGACTTCACAGAGGCACCTGCTTTTTCATATGCTGACGAAGAACTTCCAGACCATGTATACCTCTGGGATTTTGCCAAACAAGTTACTGGTGATGTACTACCTGCTCGCAACCAAGGTCAAGTCGGAAGCTGTGTCGCATTCGGTTGCTGTTCAGCAATAGAACATGTTATGTGCATTGAGATAGCACAAGGACAAAATGAAGAATTCCAACCTCTTGTTCAAGAAGTTGTATATGGAGGAAGTAGGATTGAAATAGGAAATGGCGGATTGCGTGGCGATGGCTCCATCGGTGCATGGGCTGCTAAATTTGTTAATACATATGGAATTATTAATCGTGGAGTATTCCTAGATGGCAAATATGATTTAACAAATTACTCTCAGTCATTATGCCGTCAATGGGGATCGAGTGGAGTTCCAAATGATTTAGAGCCTCTAGTTAAGAAGCATCCTGTAAAATCAACCACTAAAGTTTCTGATTGGACTTCTGCCAAGAAAGCATTAGCTCAAGGCTATGCATTAAGTGTTGCATCTAATCAAGGATTTACAACAAGCAGAGATAAGAATGGTATATGTCGTCCTAGCGGATCTTGGGCGCACCAAATGGCAATTTTGGGATACGCCACAATAGAAGGTCAAGAATATGGTTTCATTTTAAATAGCTGGGGTCTTTATATGGGAACCAATAATATTGGTCCCGGCAATCCAAGCCCAGCAGGCTTCTATGCACACAGCAGCGTAATAGACAGAATGCTAAAACAAGGAGATAGCTTCTGCTATAGCGGAGTCGAAGGATTCCCATTAAGAAAATTGCGCTGGAAATTTTGATTATTAATTCAAAAATTAAAATAATGCAGACAAAAAGTCTGCATTATTTTTTAACTTGCCCTTGTCCACGCTGTAGCATGGCTTTAAGCATTTTTTCTCTTGCCGTAGGGTCAGTTGGCAAATTAACTTTCTGTCCTTGAATTTGGGCTGGCGCAGTCCCACCATCACCTACCAAAGGCCTAGCTTGTTGTTGTCCGGGTGGTTGTTGTGGTGCAGGAGCTTGTCCCTTTTGTTGTGGAACCACTTTCTGTGGCCCGGCAACTTGTCCTTTGCCTCCCCCAACGGTTGGAGAACTCATGGGCTTCGTTTGTGGAGCGGGAATCTTGGCTGCAGGAACCTGCTCTTCTGTCTGCATACTTAATTTGTCAACACAAACTGCTTTGACATTATTAATAATGTCCTCCACAGATGAGGAATTGTTGATTTCCTCTGCACTAACTTCTTTTTCTTTTTTAAGCCAATTGATAAAGTTTTCCATAATTAATATTTAGTATTCTGTTTGTTAAAATCCTAATTCTTTAGCTTTCGTTTTCCATTCTCCCTGTTCTCTTTTATTTTCTGTGGCTATTTCTCCTATCGAAGAAATAGAATTGTTTTCTATATTATGTTTTTTAATAGCATCTTTTTCAAGGCTGGTTAGTTTTATTGCTCCACGGAGGGGGTGGTATTTATCCCATGCTTCGATAGTCCAAGGGCATAGGTGTCTTACGATTTCCAAAATGGCATTGCCATAGACTTGAATTTCGTATTGTGCATGGTGGTCGCATCTTAATGCCATTAGATGCATAAGATTGTGTAAATCTTGTTTCCAATACCATTCTGTGTAAAGATTGACTGGAAGAATCATTCTGGCTTGTTCTCTGGATATTCCGGCATCAAGCATATCCAAATACCATTTATAACACTCTCTACTTTGGTCTTCTATAATCTTTACATATTTTTCTGCTTGTTCTAAATCTAATGCACCTTCAGAACCTTGTTTATTTGTCTTAGATTGAAGTCTTAATTCTTGTGCAGTTGGTAAATAGAATTCATCTTTTGTTACACTATATCTTAATGACGACTCATTCACGCTGCTTGATCTGTGCCGAATCATTTGTCTAGCAACAAAAATGGGCATTTTCATATGAATTTTTATTTCTATGGCTTCAAAAGGAGAAGTGTGCGCTGCTCTAAGAAGGTAATTAATAAGACCCTTGTCTTCATTAACAGTTTTGGTGCCAGCCCCGTAGCTAGTTCTAGCCATTTGGCAAATGGCATAATCGCAGGTTTGTCCATCTGGGACGATGCGAGGCATTACATCGATTAGTTCAACGAAGCCGAGGTCGAGGCATTGAATTTTTTTATTAGGAACGAGATCGAGAGCGTCCATATGATTCTCCTGTGTTTGAAGAATTCTAAAACGAATTGTATTTGCGATCAAGACAAAAAAAATTGGCGGGGTTTTTCGGAAACCCCGCCAGAACCGTGGCAAATATTTGCCGCTTTTGTAACCTCATAAGCTCATATTTATTATATTATCAAATATTAAAAAAACAAATAAAAATAATAGTAAACAAAATTTATTAAACAAAACAAAGGTTACACAATAATATAGTGTCTAAAAATAATTTTTTAATTACTTTTTTGAGGACAACCAGCCAGACCACATTTTCTATATTGATTTTTATTTGCATTATTATTCTTGAGCAATCCACCGCCTACTGGCATTTTAAATGAAGCAATATTTCCAGTATCTGTACCAGATGCTCCAGAAACTACATTTGATGTTGTGGTGGTTTCTTGTATTTTTAACCAATCTTTAAAATTAGTAATCATTGTGCTTGTAATCCTAGTGTTAATAATTTATCTAAACTATCTAATGATATTGCTCCTTGAATTTTTTTATTTCTATTACTATTTAAAGATGAATTAATATAAACATAAGATGGTTTGGAATATTCTGGATTTATTTTTAAATAAGCTCCAACACAATTTCCATTTCTATAAACAGGTTTTACTTCATATGGAGCTACAGAAACTTGTTGTTTGCCAAAAACCATTTGCGATAATAGCTTTGGTTCTACCATAACTTCTGGTATATCTTTAGGATCGATACCTAAAAAGCTTGTCAAAGCACCTACGGCATCTGCTCCATCAGCTTCCTCAAAAAACCTTTTAAAATTTAAACTTTGCATATAATATATATGTTAATATGAGCAACAATTCAACATTATTAGATTTTAAAACATTTATAATTAGTGAAGCAGATGCAGATTCAATTCGTTCTTTCTTTGATTCTCATAATTTAATAATGTTTTTTAAATTTGAAGACAAGTATTATGCAGCTGGGGAAGATGACAGAATGGTTTTTGCAACAATGATGGACATTAATTCAAGACACAGATTAGAACCAGATGTTGTTTTTACTGCTGTAGATGTAGAAAAAGCTCTTAATGATAGATCTAGCGACCCTGTTGTTAACAACTCCGTTGGCTTTAATAAACCAAAAGCTGATAAGATCAAAATAATAGAGGAAGAAGAAGTTGTTAAAAAGCTAAAAAATAAAATAACTGATGAGCCAGTTGCTGGATCCAAAGAAAAAGAAAACATTTTAATTGATGATCAATAGACAAAGATCATACACCTGCTTTGTTTGTTTCGAATCCTTCGACAATCTTGAAGGATTTAGAAATCATATTCTTAATAATCATGAAGAAGGTACAGATTACATTGTTTGTCCTGAATGCAAAATGCCTTTAAGAGAACTTAGAAAGCACTATGCTATAAAACATCCTGAAAAAACGATACCTAAAGACTATCCTTTAAGACCGCTTATTCTTAGAGACGCATTTGCAAAAAGGCCTAAAAAGTTGCCAAAGTTTAAAACAGGATTTTTCTTTTCTAAAAAAAATAATAAAGAACTTTATTTCAGGTCTGGCCTTGAATGTCAATTTTACAAAGTGTTAGAAACAAAAAAAGATGTATTAAAATACAGTGTTGAGCCAATTGAAATAGATTACATGTTTGAAGGGTATGGTCACAAATATATCCCAGATATTTTAGTTGAATATGCAAATGGCAAAATGCAATTATGGGAAATCAAGCCTAAAAATCAAACAAAGCTTCCAAAAAATTTAGCAAAGTGGTCTGCGGCAGGTTCTTATTGCAAAAAAAGAAACTGGGATTTTATTATCCTGACCGAAAAGGGACTCAAGCTTCTCAAAGAAGGTAAAAATATTAATTGAATCAAAAGTTATTAAATAGTACAATTTCCTATACCTAGGAGAAATTGTATGGGTAATATCATTGCCACTTATGCTCAGCTCGCAAATGGAAAAGATACTCTTTGCGATTATCTCGTAGATGTTTTACCAAAAAATAAAAATTGGACTAGAGGAGCGTTTGCAAATGCGGTGAAAGATACCTATTGCAAAGCTTTTGGTGTTACTAGAGAGTTTATTGAAGAATGGAAAAGAAAAAATGAATGCCCTCCAGGCATGTTAATGAATGTTAGAAAAAGTCTTCAATTTATAGGAGATGGGTTCAGGCAAATTGTACCAAGTATTTGGATCGATATTGCTTTGCGTTCAGAAGATAATCTAATCATATCTGATGGCAGATATATTAATGAAGCAAAAGCAGTTCATAATAAAAATGGATTAAACATTTTGATTTATAGAGATGGTTATTTAAATGATGATCCTAATCCATCTGAAGCACAATTGAAACCAATAATTCAATATTGCTTAGAAACCAAAATAGCCGAAGGACCAATCAATCTTTTTGGTCACAAAGAATATCCAAAAGGGCTAGAATGCTTTGATTTTTTTATAATTAACAATGGAAGCAGAGAAGATTTTTATAATAAAATAAACAAGCAGTTAATTCCTTTTATCTGCACGTTTTTTTAGATTGGCACGTTCCTATCTACTTCAGAATGAGGAACATAGTAGTTTATCTTTCCAAAACTTTCTTGAGGGTTTTTCTTAAACCAAGCTTCAACTCCATTTGAAGCAACTTTTAATCTGTAGCTATTTCTTCCTTTATTAATTGTATTTTTATAAGTTTCGTAATTAAAATAATCCCAATGTTTTTCATCTGGAAACCATTCTTTTTCTGCTGTTGTTATTAGGGCAAATAGCTTTTTAGCACATATAATACTTACATTATTAAATTTTTTCGAATTATTTTTGTCTTGACTTCCTGTAAGATACAATAAAGTTTTGCCGTTTTTCAATCCTTTGTAATCTCTTCCTACAACAATAGAATCGTGATCTATTCCTCTAAATGGTTGATATCTTACTATTGGAATATCTTTTTTACCTTTGAGTCTTGTTTTACACTGTATAGGAGCTGCATAAAAGTCGTCCATGTCTACAAAATAATCAATTCCTTCCTTGTCTTCATCTAGCTGGGCTTTTACAAATTTTTTAATAATTTTTTTTTCAAACAAAGAGTTCATTATTTGAAATGTTTGATTATCTGATATTTTTAACCTTTGTTCAAATGGTAGTTGCTCATGGCGCATCCAAATTCTCCTTTCTGTTATTATAACAGAAAGGCTATTTAGAAAAAACTGTATCAGATGTAGTTTTTTCAAACAAATTTTTTAAAAATTCAAAACTTATTCCTGATTTGTTGCTTATCCACCGAGTATCATCATCATCCTTCAAAATAAATGGTCCATTATCTGTTTCAACCCACCATATTCTTTCTATCCCTCCGCTGTTTTGATAATGCTTTGGGGCATTATAAAACACAAAACTTTTATCATTTTTAGATCCATCATACATTTTCCATGCCTGACCAAAATCAATTGTATGAGTTGTTTCGGAATTAATATGTTTTAGCGCTCTGTATACTCTTGATGCGATATGCACGGTTATAATCCTCCATTATTGACATTTTACCAGAAAAGTCTTCGCAAAAAAACTATAATTTAACATGGGAAAAGAAATAGAAAAAATTTGTAATAATTGTTTTTTATATAACAGGGAAAATTCTACTTGTAAAGTGGCAATATTACTTAATGGTAAAGAATACCACATGCCAGTTGATCCTGGAGATAAATGTCATATGGACGAATTACAAATAGAGGTAAAGCAAGTCCGTTGGTGGGTAGAAGATGAAAAAGGCAATCCAACAGAAGGAGATGGAGTAGTAAAAATTGAATACCCCGAAGACTTCTTTGGAAAAGATCAGGAAAAAAATTCTACTGAATAGATTTAATTAGGTTTTCTTTGCTAATTCCAACTAACGATGAAGCAGCTTCAATATTGCTCATTATATCATTTTTATTTTTAAAACCATTGTTATAAAGTTTTTCAGCTCTGATTTTTCCAATTCCTTTTATTTCTATTAAGCTAATTAGCTTAGAAGAAACGCCATAAATAGATCTTTTAGATAAAACTTTAAAAAACTCGTTTTTGCCCCATCTTTTAGACATGTTGTCTACTACCCGTAAAACTTCTGTTAATCTTTGCAAATCATTTTGCAAAGTTTTGTACAATGAACCATGCCTTTGTTCATACCTTCCATTTAAAATTTTATTATACAAATATCCTATCTTTAACACATTTTCTGGATAGTTTAGTTTCTTATCATCTACTTTTGTAAGATATGACTGCATATCCAATCTATCTTGCTTGCTTAGAGAGCCTATGATATTGCTGGAAGTATTGGCCAAAGCAAGGCTTAGTTCAATATCATCAAACTTTTCCATTTTAAAAAGCTTGGTAAAATTACTACTAAGATTTGAAAGATCGAAAGGATTATAATAAAAAATTGCAGAAACTTTGCCAATTGTGGTTACATTATATTCACCAGTTAAATCATCTGTAAATATTATTCCGCCCTTCATCAATCTATCAATAGTAATGTTTAATACATCTAATTTAATTTTTTGTTTTTGAAAACTTCCAAATGTCATATCATAAAACTTTATAACATCATTTTTATTTTTAATATTTCCAACTGATATTTCATACACAATATGAAAAGCTAATACATCATAGGTGCCAAAACATGAAACATCTAACATCCTACTTTGAATAGGCTGTGCGGTTAAAATAATCTTAGCTATTTCTCTACTTCGACTTGCTGGCAAGAAAATATGAGCATCGCCCTCGGTGTCATATGGGGGCCTGCCTGCTCTGCCCATCATTTGCAGTATATCGTAGGAAGGGACTACTTCTGGACCTCTTGTAGCCCCTGCTATTACGACCCTTCTAGCAGCAAGATTAACGCCCCAAGCTAAGGTGCTTGTGGCGACCATCACTCTGGCTTCTTTGGTTTGTTTAAATTTATTTTCCAAGTTTGATCTTTGAGCCGAATCTAAATTTGCATTATGAAATCCAGCAGTAATATTTCTCCTTGCTAAACCTTCAACAATCATCTCTCCTATTTTTTTAGCATGAACAAAAACAAGAAATTTATCCAAAGAATATTTGGATACACATTTACAAATTTCATCAATAAGCTCATGAACACTTGGTCTTATTGATGACTCATCATCGTATTGCATAATATGTGTTTTTAAAGGACAGGGCCTGTGTGTGCTCCTTAAAACATAAGTATCTTTTTTATTAATAATATTTGAGAACCATCCAGCAACTTCTTCTACGTTTGGCAAAGTTGCGGACAACAAAACAAATCTACAATCTCTATTAATAAGAGAGAAGTTTATTATTGCCGACTCAAGATGATCGCCTCTGCCAGGAACTGTTAACAAATGGCTTTCATCTATAACAATTAAATTAATATTTTTAATCCAATCGTTTTTAGTTTTTGTATTTCTTATTTTATGATTTAGCATTTCAGATGTCATTATTATTATATCGTGCTTTTCAAGAGTCTCAGCATCTGATTCACCTCTGTAATCACCTGTATAAATACCCACATTTAAATCAGAAAAATGATAAGATTCGTTAGTCCAGTCATTATATTTTTCACTTGCTAATGCTCTTAAAGGGCATAAAAATAACATCTTTTTTTTATTTTTTCGTATTTCATAACTACCAAACATTTCTGCCATTACTGTTTTGCCACTAGAAGTAGCAGATGCAATTAATATATTGCAATCTTTTTCTATAATTGGCAACAATGCAGATTGTACAATATTAAATTCTTGAAAAGGAAAAACAGCGTGTTCAAACGCAGAAGTAGAAATTGGATGAGGAGCATCAGAAATAGATATTGTTTGCATGCGCCCATAATAATGCAACACGGGCTGGAAATCCAGCCCGTGGTTTGAGTCTAAAAGAAATCACCCCCTTTAAAGGAAACAGACTCAAATATCAAATAATTTCTGTGAACTTACCGCCTCGTCTTTCAAACTCCTTGTCCACAGAACTTTTAATTTCGTCAACTACAGAGTAAAAATCTCCCGATGACTCTGCACTTTCTAACCAACCACGAATAACTTCGACGTTTTCCGTTTGGGCTAAAGATAAAAAATTACAAACATCAGAAAGATCATCTTGATAATTGTAATGCAATCTGCTACAAATAAATGCAAGATCTTTGTCAGTCAGGTTGTAGCTAAAATTTCTCAAAACAGGCTTTGTTTGCCTAGGAGGCATAGCATTCCCCATGCAAATGTTAAAAAAAGAGAAACTAGAAGATACTTTGACACAAAATTGGACAAAGTTTATTGATTACAAAGTTCTCTTAGATTTTGCAATCAACACAATTAAATTATATGCTAGGAACTGGACGTTAGTCCAATCACAAGTGAATTTTACAGGAAATAAAGTTATAGTAAAAAGTAGCAAGCTAGATAACCTAGGATTAACATTTACTATTACCTACGAAATAAAGATCGACAACTCTATGGCAATAGGCTACATGGTCCTATATATTGACTATGCAGGATCATCTACCATTAAAGAAATTCAAGGAAATCTTTTTCAACTACCCCCGGCTGAAGCCGGGAGCTTGTCATTCCAATTCTAACTAGCTTTTTGTAGCAAGTTAGCGGACGACATTAAGCCAATTGATGTGGCTCCTGCTGATGCAATGTTAATTGATCCCACTACATCAGCATGTTCGGTGTAGTTGCAGCCTGTGCAACAAAATTCACTTTGTGTCTTCCTGTTCTCCTTATCAATTGCTGTACACTTAGGGCACATTTGCGATGTATAAGCAGGATTTATTATGACAACAGGAACACCAGCCAATTGAGCTTTATAACTAATAAACAACCTCAACTGGTAGAAACTCCAAGCATTCCTTTTGTCTCTTTGTTTCTTACGGCATTTTTTAACAATTGTCCGCTCTTTAATACCCTTGAGGTCTTCAAGTGCTATTGCAGAGTTTGTGCTTTTTGCCTTAGAAACAATCTTTTTACTTATTTGATGATTAACATCCTTTCTAAATCTTGACTCTTTGCCACTAATCTTTTTCAGCTTTCTTTTGGCTGATTTCGTTTGCTTCTTTTGTAAATGCTTTCTTAGTTTCGCATACTTAGTTCTTTTATTTTCTAATTGACTATTATTGTAAAATTCTTTGGTGGAATCTACGGCAATATTAGTTACACCAAGATCAATTCCCAGAATATCAACTGGTTTGTATTCAAGGTCTTCCGGTGTTTCACAAGTAGCATACAAATAAAACTCATTGTTTTTATACAACAAGTCTACTTGTCCTT